ATCCAGTTAGCTCTGCCACAATAATTATGGTAGTGTTTGGAAGCGAGCTCCTCCAATTTATTTACAAAGGCATTAGCTACTAGTTTCTTATAATCTGTTGGTCCGCAAATTTGTCTTTCTTTAGTGTCATTTAGCTCGGTTTCTTTTAAGAAGTGTTGGACGGATGTAAACTGCATTTCAACTTTAGTGAATGCTTCATAGCGACTGTCCATATTACCTCTGTCTGGACGGTTGTCGGGATGCATTGATTTTAGAAGCTTAAGTCGATAGTTAATTGGGAATTTCTTCAACCAGTCATTCAACTCGACATTAATCAATTTATCCTCCTTATCCAAGCATTTTCGAACAAATTTGGGTATGAAAGAGTTCTCAAACCAAGCTTTATACTTTGAGAACTCTTCTGGATCAAAGCCAACTTTATTAGAACAAGCACGTAAAGAAGAGGCAAGTGCTGTTCTAGGACAATGGTGTTTTACTGTAGGCGTGTACCAGTATTCATGTTTAATTCTAGGAAATATTTGCTCACATGCGATATGTTCCTCATCAATATCACATTGCACATTTTTCAAATCTTCAAATGGTCCTTTACCCCGTATTTTCGATGGATATACTCCTTTCTGGAGCTCAACATCACATCGTTCGGGTATAGTAACACACGAAGATTTAAGAACTGAGAAGGAATGTGCACCTTCCAAGTCTCCGGCCGTTACGCCAGAGACTTCTTTTCCTTAGAATTTTGCTCCATTAACCATATTATCATACCTCTGCTCCTCAGCAACTCTGAGTAAGCGGGCTATGATGTAGCTCTCTTGATGGTTAAGTACTTTCAGGTCTTTTACCATTGTCTTCTGGTTGTTTTGACAGGCGTTGCGAACAGAGTTTTTGTTTTGTCTGATACCAATTGCTAAGTATGCATCAATAACTTCACTTAGCTTTGCCATAGCAGAATTGTCTTTATCTATAACGCGAATGAGTCCGCATAGATAGCGTTTATATTTTCTGCAATAAATGTACAACTCACCATCAATATACTTAATGCTAAAATGGTGTGTACTACCCCTCTTTCCAAACTGTCGGGAGATTGTTCTAACAAAGTCAAATTGACTTTGCAATTTTGCTTTCTGGCTAACGGGGTTCACTTCTTTCTCACCTGAGGTGTTGTTCTTTTGTTTGTAGTATTTTTCATTAAACAGCTCAGGGAGTTTGGCGGTATCGGTCACAGCTACCTCTACATCTCGGGGAGTATCTTGGGTGATCTGGCGGCGATCAACACATGATTGTAGAGCTTCTGGCAGATCTGTGTACTCTGTGTCTTCAGTTTCTTTTGATGATCCAGTTGTTTCAGAATCGTCTTGCAATACCCTCGGAAGGCATCTTGGTTCTTGTTCAAATGTCGAAAAGTCCTCGTCACTAGGTCTAATATCTTCTGGGATGTTGACATTGTGTCGAAAACAGTCGCTGTCCCTGTTAGCACAGTGCGACAGCAAGTGACTAAGATTAAAATCTTCTTTTAGGACATCTTCCATTTCAACAAGTGTCTCAATATTCCAAAAACTAAAATATGAGACCCTGAGGGTTATGCGGTCATATGGTATCTCGCCATTCATGACTCGATTCTCTCTGAAGAATGAGTTGACATAGTCTTTATCAATATTGATATAAGACTCTTCTGTTCCTAAGTATGGCACTTTATGTACATAAGGAACATTATTACCAAGGACGCGAACTACCATCTTAAAGTCCAAGGTATCAGTCAACTTGACTGTGTGGATAGATTCAGGAATTCCATCTTCATTCTCACAAGCTTTGAAATCATATTTAAAATGACTTGGTTTTAATTGTCTATCAATGACTTTTCTCAGTTCTTTATAGAAGCCTGATTCTTTGTTCTTATAGGCATCTATTATCATTGATGAATAATTTGACATAACCAAGTGGCCTTGTGAGTTCTCTTCCGCCCTCAAATCTTCTTGCATGCGTTGAATCATGTTGGGTAACACCCCACTATAATAAGCTGACTCAACAGCTAAATAGTGGTCATAGGACTTAGTGCAAAAACAAACTATGTCCTTCATATCTTCACCCCAAACATGGTCGCAGCAGTGGTGATCTAAATTAAAATCACGAGGAACCAATTTCTTTATTTTGTTTATTTTTAGTTGGTTCTCAACGAGGGGGTCCTGATCGCACTTTCTTTCACAGTCTTTTGCATCAAGGGTTGGGTTGCAAGTATAAACCCGATCCCACACAAAGGATGTTTGTTTTGTTGAAGTCTCAGGATCTTTAAAGACTTCAAACATGTTCGAAAGGCGCATTTTGGATTCGGCACAGCAAAGAACTTGACCTGGTCTTCCACCCTTGCCCAAAGCACAATCAATCTTAAGTGCTTTCTCATTCTCATATTGGCGCAGCAACTTGCCAACGACATGAGGGTGGGACTTATACATGCTCTTACTTTCTATGACTAAGCGTCTAGCATCACCACCCCGCTGGAGAGCGCTATACGCACCCCTGAAGATGGTTTTGGCACTCTCTG